GAAGCATCTTTGTATTTAGTTGCTACACCATTAAAAGCTGATGCTAGTTGTTTATGACTTGCAGTCATAAGAACTGTATCAGGATTTCCACCTAAATCAAATGCCTTTAATAGACCTGCTTTAAGTAGAGTTTCGGTGTAGGTACGATTTGTTCCACCTGCAATTGCAACTGCTCCACCACCTGTTGGTGTTGCAGAAGGAGATCCATTGGTTGCAAAGTTAGCTGCTGCTGTTGCTCCACCAGAGCCAATTATATTGCCTCCATACCATGTTCCAACAGAAGCACTTTTACGAGCAGTAGAGGCATTTCCTGCCACTTTTATTTGCTCAATGCCCACCATTGCATTTTCCATGTCTCTCTTAATTTCTTTACCTGCTTTTGCCATTTGGTAAGCCATTTGTTTTCCCATTCCTGCATTGTTGACTGCATCGTCAGTTCCAGAAATAGTAACAGCTTTATGACAAATTTGCGTGTAGTTGGTTAGTCTCTCGACATCTGTGAGAGCTGCTCCATCCACATTGTCTCCTTCAACTTGTGCGTTTACTGCTACTGGCGATAAACCATCAGTATTCCATTGATGAAGGGTATTCGTTGCCGATCCTTTTGAAGCATTGCTCATAAAAGGTGTTTCAGTTGGTGCTATGTTGTAGATAACATCAGCTAAATCTTCTCTTATGGCATTTGCACTATCATAAGTATCGAAAGTATTGGTTGGTTGTGCCATTACTTGTTACTCCTTTTTAGTTAAATGTTAAGAATACATCTCCTCTAAAATGTTTACTGCATCTTGCATTTTTCCACTTTTTCGGAGTTGCGATTTTTTTGCATCAATTCGCTGTTTCGTTTCAGATTCATCTCTCACATTTGAGGCATTGGAAGTTAAAGTTTTTGGAGCTTTATTTACTTTCTTACTTGCTAACTTTGTTTTCTTGAGTTGGTTATACCTGTAAGCATCAGCTAAAGTTAAAACTGCTCGATGGTCAACCATCATAGCAATTTCCTGATCGGTGTAACCTTGCTCTTTGGCAAAGTTTGTTAATCGTCTTGTAAATTCTTCTCGTTTATTAGGATCGCTATAAACTGGCAATTTTTCAGCGAGGATTCTGCGTTCTTTTTCAAGATAGTCTTGATAGACTTTTTCTTGTTCTCTGCGTTCTTCCTCTTGAATACGATGTCTTTCTTGCTGTGCAAGTTGAATCGCTTCTTTGCGTTTATCGGCATCTGCCTTTCTTTTTACATACTCGGCAGGATCTTCTCGGTAGAGAGTATCCCAATCAATGTTATCTTCCTGACTCAATTGTTTTGACAATGTATCTAATTGTTGAGCATATTGAGTGCGAGAATTTTTGACTGCATCCAACTCTTTCTTCAAGTTCTCTCGCATTGATTCTACATCCCTGCGTTGATTACCTAAATCTTGAGTTTTCTGGGTATAGTCAGATTCCCTAGAGTAACCCTTTAGAAGCTCATCAAGGGTAACTTTAATTTTATTACCATTTACAGTAATATCATAAAGCTCCTCTTGGCTTTCTAATTTGGCTTCATCGTTATCTACTATGTTATCGACATCTAAATCTTCTAGGATAGGATCATTGGTGTCTTTTTCAAGATCGCTGTTCTTATCTTCCAATTTTGATGTTTTTGGCTCATCGTTCCTTGCAGTCTCTTTATTGTCTAAAAGGGTAGCGATTGCCTGTGCTGTTTCAGCTTGTGTGTTGGTTGGTTTTGAAACAGCAGAATCTTTTGTTTCAGATTGCTCTGCCATTATAACTCCTTATTTTTTATCGGTCTGTTTTGTTGCTAGTTTTCCAGTCTCTAAAACAGACTTCAGTTGCACCAAAAGACTATCAAACATTCTTGTCATTAAGAATATTTTTTCTCGCCCTTCGGAATCTCGTATCGGAGTGTTTTGCCACTCCTGATATAAACTCGTTTTTATTGTATTAACAGCTTCCACAAACAAATCATCTTCCAGTATTGCTTTAGCTCTTAAACCTCGTTGTTTTTCTTTTTCTAAATCCACTATCTGCCTTTATAAAATCCACCTAAAGACTCAGAAAATCCTGATCCTGTACTAGCTGTTCCATGTGGACTTCCTTGACCTGCTAAATTTTGTGCTATGTTTTGTGCAATTGCAGCTTGATAAGCTGTCTCGTCTCTTTCTTTTGCATCTGTCAAAAGACTTCCTAAATTTTGTGATACTTGTGTTCCTTGTTGTCCAGAATTAACTTGTTGAGTTGGAGCAACATATCCTTGACCAGTTCCTTGTGTTCCTTGACCAACAGTTGCAAGTAATTCATTCATTGTTGCTCCTTGATTACTTCCTGGAATAACAACATCTCCAACTTGATTAAGATAATTTTGTGGAGAATATTTTGTAAATGTATCGCCATCTTGAAAACCAAAAGCTAATGGATTGTTATTTTGACCAAAAAAATTAGATGCCATTGTTTGTCCTAATATGGTTTGGACAGCTTCATTAAATTTTGCTTTTCTTTTTTTATTTCCACCTGTCATATGATCAACAATTCCAAAAAGAGTTGGTGTAAATCCTTTATCTTTATATTTATAAACTGTATTACCAAATTCATCTTTATCCACTTCCCACTTATCTAATTCAACTCCTGCTCCATAAGGATTGTTAGGATCTCTTTTCATTTTATTGTATTCTTCTTCGCTAAAAGTTAAAACTTCTTCTGTGTTATCATTATTACCTTGATTGTCAGGTTGATATAAAGATTGACCAAATTTTTCTATTGGTTGGCATACACCATCAATTAATTCATAACCAGGAGGACAAGGATCAACTGGAATATTAGCAACACTAAAATCTATTTGTGGATTTGGATATAATGCTGATGGATCAAGTGTTCCTGCTGCTTCTTGTTCAGTTCGTAAATCAAATATAGGATTGCGATATACACCTGCTTTATTTACATTAGGCGATGCAGCATAATTACCACCAAGATAATTATTGATAATGTTTTGTGCTTCGGTGCTTTGCATGAAAGGAGTAAAAGTTGCCATTATCGGTAACTCTCACTTATCATCGCACTATCAATAATTTTTGATGCTAGTTTTTCTTTTTCCATCTGATTGCCTTTTTCTTGTTTAATAATATCGGTTGCTAGTTTTTGTTGGTCTAAATCTAATTTACCTGCTTTGAACATTTCATCAGCTTTTTGTTTTTGAGCTTTGAGTTCTATATCAGCTTGAGCTTTTTGTTGTCGCATTTGTAAATCTTGTTGTGCTAATTGAATAGCAGGATCAACTTGTGGCTCTTTTGGTGGCTGTGGAGGTGTCGTTGCAGGATTGACAAAGAACTGACTCGCATCCTTATATCCACTATTTTGTAAATAATTTTCTAAAGTGTTGTAGATATTTTGTGGAGTTACTAATCCCATGTCTCCTGCTTGTAGCAATTTTTCTTGCACACCTAAAACTTTTGCCAACACATCTAGTCGTTGGTCTTGATTTCCTGTGCCAAGTCCTACTTGAACTGTGCAATCATAACGATTAACCCATTCTCTAGGATCTATGCTGACAAATTTTCCTCTTAATCTTATAATTCTTTCTCTATCTTGGTATTCACATACCACCGATAAAACATTTTTAAATATTTCTTTTACACCTTCAGCAAAACTTCTTGCAATTAACTCAATGCGTTGTGTTGAGCTATTCATCATTTGATTAACTGATTGTGCAGTTGTATGACTTTTATTAATTGTATCTGGATTTAATCCCATTAGTTGATTGGGAACACCAGATCGTTTTTCTTTTACCTCATCAATTTTCTTTAACATCGACAAACCTTCATTTAAGAAGTTTGGAGTTTGCAGAGGAGTAACAGCATTAGGCGATTTTACTCTAACGATGCTACCAGGTCTTGTTGTTAATAAATCATCTAAATTTGCTTGACCATCTACGACAACTGTTCTGGCTGAATTTTGCATATACATATTATCGAGAGTTTGTCTCATAATACTTGTACTCATTAGCTGCACATCAGCTAACAGATCATACATGGATAAACCAAAAAATCTGAATGGCATTGGTATTGCCACACACATAGCAAATGGTAAAACAGATATTTCTTCGTTCTCTAAAATAACATAGGAGTTATTTCCACTTCCACCCACCACAATTTTTCGTAACTCGGCTATGCCATCGCCATCAATGTCAGCTCTCATGTAACACTCGGTTATCATAACAACTCGCATGGATGGATCAATGTTGCTTACATTTAATTCAGTTGTTGAATCATCATAATTTCGTCTTATCATTGCCTCTGTGTTAAAGACTTCCATCTCAGCACTTGGCAGGGATTCAACATCTTTTTTATCGAAACCCATATTGATAAGTTCCGATACAGTTTTAGAAACTCGATGTGCAATGAAATCACAATCTTGTAAAGTTTTAGCTCTAGGAGAAACTAATATTTCTTCTGGTGGAACAGGATCAATTGCCACTCTTCCATATTCTTTTACTCGTCTAACTTCAACATCATAGGAGGTAATAACTTGTTCAGCCATTCCTTCCATTCCTGGCTCAATAAGAGCTTCAGCTTGTTCATCGACATTTTCTTTTACATCAATAACTTCCACTTCATCATCAATGAGTAGAGCTTGATATTGTGTTTCATCTAAATTTTTATATCTTTCTTTTTTCTGCTCTTTGGATGTTTTCCAATATACTTTGCAAAATCCATTTTTTTGCAAGAGAGCAGTCTTGAACATGGATTGAAGAATACCAAATCCATCGTTATCGTGATTAAATATAAAATTACAGTAATCAGTTATTTGTTCTGCGTATGGCACATCTTCAGGATGTGTTGGCTCAAAATTTACCACCTTATCTGATTGCGTAAACATACGCATTAGACTTGGGAGTATTGATTCCACTACCTCTAATATGTCTTGTGATACAACACTACTTCTGCCTTCAACTTCATTGCCGAGTGGCTCTCCTAAATAATACTTGAGAGCATTTTTTCGTTGTGTTGCTAAATCACTAGAATAAAATCCTAAAGAGTTTTGAATCTCCTGTGAGATTAAAGCTAGTAATTTTGTTTTTGTTAATCGTGCCATTTATTTTTTTTTATTCCTTCAATTCTATTTTTTGCAAATACAAAATAGTCTTGATCTATTTCTATACCTGTAAATTTTAAATTATATTCTTGAGCAACTATACCTGTTGTGCCAGTTCCCATAAAAGGATCTAAAACAATACCTTTTTTTAATCCAGAAACTTTAATACATTTTTCAACTAAACTATTTGGGTAAATAGCAGGATGAAGTTTGTCTCCTGTTATCTGTTTTGTAATTTCTTTAGTCGCTTTACTTTTATAAGTGTAATACCAACAAGTCGTGGTTGATCTCCAATTTTTGCCACTTCTTTTTTCATTCCTAGCTGCATTATTATAATCTGTATTATAAGGAACTCCAGACCACTCTAAATCTATTTCTGTATTACCTTCTTTAGTAAAATGAAAAATATGCTCCCAACCATTTTGTAAATATCTTTTATCC